TTTTTTTTTTTTTTTTTTTTTTTTTTTTTTGGAATTTGAGGGGATGTGCTCAACCATCCCCAGAACGTCCAATTGTTAGATCTGATTATTATTTCACCGCTCTATTTTAGAAGTAGCGGATCACTTCTCCAGTTTACAACATGCAATACACACTGGAGGGTGCACCTGGTTTGTTCTGAAACCAGGAAATCTTGCACCTGCAATCCACCGAAGTGGATTGCAAATGCAGAAGGAGTCCTAGGATAAGCTTAGAGCTTCACCGCTTATTAGGATCACAGTTAGTACCTAACTAACCACACTTCCCTGAGTATTTAACTCATTTCAGGTAGGTCCTACGAGTGTCTTACTAGACGAATACCTCGTATTTCCATTCCACCTAGGGTGTGATTAGGTTTGTACGGATCGTGACCTTTTCAGCCGGTTACTACCAAAACAAACCTAGGAGATCTTAGTTAGTGTTTATTTAAGTGGAACACTAGCCACCCCCTTGCCATTAACCCTCAACCACCTGTTACGGTGGACAGAGTAGGGTTTCAGGCCAGGGGGAGAAATGTTCCGTTCCTCACAGATATCCGTGAGTTTCTTACACCAATCCCTATAATACTCAGGACCATGGTGGAAGGCCAACATAGAAATGGCGTCCACTTTTGTTTCAAACTCACCCTCATGACACCAATTGAGGGAGGGTTCTAAGGTTTCTGTTTCAATTACAGGGTGGATAAGCTCACAGATGGGGTCCTCAACAAACAGTCTCTTCAGAAAGCGAACATCACTGACATCAGAGTCATCATTGAAGATTTCGCCTTTATCTGCAGGAGTAATTTTGAATGTAGTGTTTTTCTTCATCCACTCAGAGACACGCGATGGAAAGAGGTCGTGATCGGAAGAAACCAAGATATCATCTCCATACGCGATCAAGAGTGGTTCGAATGGATCCATTTCTGGTTCCAAGTCCATAAAACAAGAGAAGCAAAGCATAGCATTAATAAGACAATTGAAAACTGAGGTTCCAGCGCAACCCGATGGCATAGCTCCCTCAATCAAGTAAAGATTACCATCGTGAGCGTGGTAAGAATTCTTGATGTTAGAAATATATCTCCTGACATCATCCTCGTTCTCAACAAATTCACAAAGAAGATCAGCAAGTGCATCGAAAGAGCAAGAGGGGATCGAGCCATCAAAACCTGTATAGTCATAATCCCAAGTATGTGCTTTCTCGCGCATTTTATAATACCAATCGGTCCAACAAACTTCAGGATCACAACCAACAGCAGCCATTGTCTCAAAACCAGGGTGTGTATTAAAGTAAGCAAAGAGATTCCCAAAGATCATACGACCCTCGACAATAACAGGGAGGGAACCAGCTTCAACAACACGGGTCTTACCAGCCTTCACTTTCTTAACCGAACGGAGTTCATCCTTGAGGAAAGAGGTGTAAGGAAACTTCTCAGGGTGTTTCTTAGATTCCTCAATATCAGCTAAAAGCTTAGGTGTTGCAGTCAAAAAACCATCCTTATCACTCTCAATGAGGTGTTTACGCTTGATAGCAGAGAGGTTATAAGGGTAACCGGAAGCTTGTTTAAGATCAAGCTTCGGAAGGCCATCCTTTCCATTCAAAGCTTCAGAAACTGTGCAAGGAGCAAACTTCTTGGTAGGCAAGACTTTCTTCAACCTAGCAATAACTACATCACGACCTACATCCAAGTTACGAAATGGCTCTTTCATGTCAGCACCATATTTCCCAAAAACGGCCTCGTTGAAATCAACACCCTCATCAATGCGTCGATCAGTCGGCTTAAGAGGAGCAGGTTCTTTAGTCACAGGATAAACACCATACACTGGAGACCTCTTCAACTTGGTGTGCGTCGGGGCAAATGGGGTTGGAACTTCACCTACCTTCTTTCTCACACCCTCAAGAGTAACAGGAATGTCTGAAAGATAAATAGGGACGGCAAAACCAGTACCGTAGCCATTGGAAGCCATATGAATACCAAAGATAACAGATTCTGCATTGTTTGTTGAGACAACAGGGGAACCACAAAAACCACGAGTGGTCATAGCACGATAAGAAATTACATCATGGTAAGCTGTAGTGTCAGTATTAATAACGGAGAAATTCCTAACATTATCACCTAAAACATCAAGATTAAAGTTACCTCTAACACACAAAACTACAGGGTCATTATAACTTGGAATTTCAGGGGTTTTCCTAAGATACTTAGTTATGTCCTTAACAGCAGAAAAGTATTTACGAGGAACTTCAAGAATAGTTAAATCAGTGAGTTTACCATCATGTTTAATGTCATAACGCTTACATTCAGCAAGAGGGATAAACACATTACGGAGCTCAATCCAAAGAGTATCCTCAAGGGCGTGAGTGTTAACAGCATACATCCAATCTTTCAGGCCAAGTGTTGTCATGTGCATAAACTTAGGATCTTCTGAATTTGGATCAGCATCAATAAACTTAATTGGGAAGGTGTTGTTACAGACCCTAGGGTAGATGTTTGGAATCATCTCATGCAAGGCAACCTTATTAAGGGGCTTGCGAGCATTCTTCTTCATCTTGTTCATATAGAGCGAATCATAGGGACTTTCCAATTCATCTTTCGGTTTAATCCAATTATAAAGTTTATATACAAGACCAAAGGAAAAAGAGAGTAGGCCAATCACAGCGAAAGCTTTTGAAAAACGCTCCATCCACTTATTAGAAAGATAAAGTGATTTAGCCTTCTCATAGAGCTCACCAGTTCTAGTCTTCACAGCCTCGGAGAATTCCTTAAGGGAATCAAAGCTTGGAGATTCTAGAGTAACATCCTTCTTCTTGACAAAACGAGAGAATTTTGATTTCCTATCTTCATAAATGGCAATGGCCTTATAGAAAACTTCGAGCAGAGAGAAGGAGCAATCCTTCTCGGGTCCATTGTATGCCATACCAGTGCGTGTGAGGCTCACAGCCTTACCATTCCAGAATGGTGTCAGTTCTCCAACATATTCATCTGGCATAGAATCATCATCAGGTGTAAATGCAGCAGCAACATCAAGCTTAGAATCCTCAGTCTTGTATGTATTCTCTCCATCATCAGGTGCAAAAGTCATTTCGAAACACAACTTACAACGCCTACGCAAGGCACCAATATCACGAGATGCAGTGTCAGGTGGGTTGGAAAAATTAGCTGTAGCAATGATAATTTCGGAAGTGTATGGAATACCTTTCTCTTCAAGGGAGGCCATGTTAGGGAGGTACTTGGTGGTACTCACCATTTGACAAAAGTTTTTCCAATCTTTAGCCTCAGGATCTTGTCCAAGATCATCAATGAGGTGGATTTTGTGTCCACCATAGCCATCGAGGTATTCACTAGCAGGAGGAGAGGCATAGACACATTCTTCAAAATCCAGCTTAAAGTAGCGAGCAAAGGCTTTAGCTAGTTCAGCAGAAGCGAGAGATTTACCGCATCCGGGTTTCCCATGGAGATATATTACAACAGGTTCAAATCTCTCCATATACAATCTAGAATTATATTTAGCCTTAATCTTAGAGTAGGTGTTATATAAACCATTAACTAAAGTAACTGTGTGTCTATCATCTATCTTATTTGCAGCTACAGACATTTTCTTAAGAAAGTATAATACTTCATCTACCTTAGATTTATCAATATTACAACCATTCTCAAAAGTGTAGGAAAGTTCTAAATACTCAAAAACTTTATCCTTATTGCTTTCTACAAAATACTTAGGAGTGTCTTCAACTTTAGTTCTCCACTTCTTAATTTCATCAAGGAGCCACATGATTAAATCAATAAACATCTTGACATTCTTAACAGCGGTGGCGGTATCATTAATCAGTTTTACACCTTTTGTTGCTTTAGCAAACAGATCTTCCTTATCTACTTTCTTTCTGTAGTGTTTGAGGTGTTCTTTATCATCACCAGCTTCCATAACAATAGATTTAACTTTATCATAAGCTTCGCTGATGGTATCACTAGTATAATCCTTAATACTACTAATCTTATCAGTAATGAATTCACTCACCTTATCAGGTAATTCAAGAATATCAGAGAATTCAGAAAGACCTAGTTTTTCTAGGATAAACATCTTGAGAGATTCAGTGAAAGAAACAACCTTAGTAACATCAACATAATCAGCAGCAAACATGCCAGCCAGACCCAGTAGGGTTATCGGGCTAGGATTAGCGGCGATAATTGCAAAAGCAGAAATAACCTTAATAAAACCTCGAGCAATCTTCTCAGCAATAGATTCACATGCAGGTCCAAAGATACGAGTAACTTCATCAACAAGAGCAGAAACCTTAGGAATAACAGTGTTAAGATTATCAGCGGTATCTTTAAAAGAGTCAACAGCATCAAAAACTTTCTTAATGTTTGTCTCAGTGAGAGTGGAACTAAGCATCTTTGTCGTCCTATCAATATTACTGGCAGATGTACTAAGATTATCAAATAAACCCATCTCCAAAGTCGCCTTATTAGGTGTCTTCGGAATATACATACCAGGTCTAAGTATTAGTTCAATAGTACCAGTTCGTTCACATTCTTTCATAGGAAGGGTGGGAAATAACTCATAATCAGAACAAAGATTCAAAGCCGTAACACCAATATCATGAATAACTTTCCTGTTAGTTCTAGAGGAGAAACGGATCACAATTTCCTTGAGTGCAGCCATCTCTAATAATAACTATCTCTATTTTAAATCACCACCAAGCAATCTATTTAAGATAATCAATAAACAAAAGGATAAAAGCTTTATATCTTAATATCACAAGATTGTCACCATAAAACTTTATTGATAAAATAAATAGAAACACGGAACACCGAAAGTAGTCGGTCCCATCCCAGACTTGCGCGTTACGACAAGCCACTCACTGGTTTGTGAGCACTTGATCCAGGGTTAGGGTTAGCCGCATTCACGGGTCCGGAGGATACACTCCAACGGCAGTCGGCTCTTCGTATCCATACTAACAAAACCTGTCACCTTATTTTCATAGGTACTAACATATCCCATCAGACTCCTCGGAGTCAGGGTAGCGGTTCTCCCACAATACTCATAAGGGAGCCCGAGACACACGCAGACAAGTCTCCATGTCACCATGGGGGAATAGACGAGTCTCATTCTCGGTTTCTTCCTTCCGGGATTGAAGGTGGGGTCAACAGATATTTGCTTTCAAGAATCCTACTAGGCTCTCCACAGAGAGGAGTGGGGTGGGGAAGCAAAGAGGCTGTAACAGGGAAATCAATCCGTTGGCATACGAACCTATTCCGTGTTGATGAATTCTCCTACCCTCGCTACAGTATGAGCGGTAAACCCATTGTTGTTAGCAAAGGCGGCATCAATACTTGATAGCGTGACCTCAGTTGTCCCAGTCACGATAGGTCTAGGAATATACATCTTAATATTGTGAAAAGAGACATAAATTTCAGTTCTAGAATCAAAGGGAAGTCCAGTAGCGAAGTATAAAGTACAGAATTCAGGGGTTGGTAAAAGACCAAAATTCTTGGCATAATAAGCGGGAGCTACAGAAGAGATCCAGTTAGTATTTATGTAATCTTTAGCAGAAGAGTAGGAACAAGATAAGGCAGACCAAACACTCTGAAATGGGATATAAACACTAAAAGTGGTAATGGGTCCAGAAACAGGTTGAACTACAGTTGGAAATGCAGACATTTGATTCATGTCAAAAGGTCCAATTAGTGCCCCGGGGGGAATATTGGATACAGCAACAAAACCAGATCCATGTGCAGAAGCATCAAAAGGATGGTCAGAAACCAATCCAGTTGGTGGGTTGAAAGAACCTGTAGCAGGATAGATGACAAATTCAACTCTAAGATCCGCCTGACAAAATTGAAACCAATTCATAATAGTGTCTATAACCTCATACTCAGACAGAGTAGCACTACGAGATCCCCATTGAATGGGAACCTTGGTGTAATTCAATCCTGATGTCTCACATTTTGGCATGTCCAATGTTTTGTATAGACGCGAACGCCCAAAGAAATTAGATAAGAGCATATCAGGGGAGGTGAATTGAGAAATACTAGAGACACCAGCCCAGACGTCATCAGCTGCAACATCATGTGGTTGACCGTCTTCATTTGAGGTGTACAAAACTGGTTCTGCATCCACTGAGGATTGTGTAGGAGCTGAAGTGGCACGAGCGGCATCCGCARAACCCATAGACACCTTCACATCACTCTGTAGTGTAACCAGAGTAGGCACATAGGTGGTAGGAGCAGTAGGCAAGCGAAATGAAAAGCCTTTACCTGCAGATAAGAAAGGAATAAAATCAATAGGTACAGTGTTATTAGCAGACGGAGTTTGAAATCTAGTATAAACCCACACGGAAACAACACCCAAAGAATCAAGAGTGGTTTGAGCGGGTTTTGGCTGATTTGTGTTATCTCTAACATTATGATTACCAAATCCAAGGGTAGGTCTCCAATAGGTGGGAGATATGTAAGGGATGGGGAATTCAAAAGTAGAGTTTAATCCAACATCATACACAACATAAGAACCCAACATTGCCTGGTTTATATTATTAGGACGAGTAACGACACCAGGTAAGAATGAGATAAGCAAACGACCCTTTGTCATAGAATTGGCACAACACATAAGAGAAAACTTAAGTTCACCTGTATACTGAGAAAAGAAGCGAGCCATATTACCAAGATACGTAGTGCGCAGTGCAGAATTACCAAGGCGAACAGGGAAAGCGTAAAGGCACGTACCAACTTCAGCAGTAGAAGCATTAATCTCAAAGCCAGCAGTATTGGAGATAACCGCCATACGGGTAGGTATAGCAAGCGGTTGAGATAGCGAAGTAGTAAGACCAGGAAGATAATCACTGGGTATAGCAACTTGACTATCAAAGGCTAGAGGTATAGCATTAGTAGGATCCGAAGTTGTTGAAAATGCTCCGATGGATGGCAAGATCCTGGTGGGAGCTTGTAAAGAAGCCTTATTAATAGGATAATGCACACCATGAAATTTTGATTCAATAGGGGCAACTGATATAGTATACGTAACCGGCCCTCCTGATAATTCAGTGGTCTTTCTCAACTTGGCATACACCAGAGCAACCACTTTGTAAATATTGCCTATTGAAGGATCCATAAGGGGTGATGGAGACACAAAAGGTAAGTAAAGAGTTGCTTGATTGGTAGTCCTTAGATTAATAAACTGGTGTGGAAAGATAGGTAGTTGCGAGGGGGAGTACAATGAATTCGTAGTATAAGAAACACTAGGATACATAGGTAAAGCAACTAGCAACATACAACCAGACGTAAAAGGGTTAGCATTGACAGTGACTGTAACCACAAAGTCAAACCGGCCAAGGGCGTGACGATCAGCGGTGGGACCAAACGTTGTTCCAGGAGCAGATAATGTAGATGTCATAACCTCACCAGGGAGATCAAGTTCAAATATCATACTATCAACAGCTGTATCGGTACTCCACTCACCGGAGCGAGTGTAGGTAAAGCGATTCCCAGCAGGTCCAGGATCAGTAGGAGTATCAGTCGAAGGATTGGGTACGGTAGTTGGTTCAACCCCGGCCCATCCAGACCGAACAGTGACAGCTTCCTGAGAGGAGATGCAACCTGTACCGGCAGTCAAAGCTAGGAGACGATCAGATGTACCATGACCTATTTCAAAACCAGACTCATTGAGAAGCCCATTAGTAGTTTTAGACAACCAAGAGGATGCCAGACCTCGAAGACTAGAGGCAAGAGGTCCAACAATAGGAAAGGGTTTAAGAAGAGAGGCAACAGCGCCTGTAAGATCAAGAGACATGTTGATCAAAGTTGTAGTATTTGCAATAACAAATAATAATAAAAGAGAATAAAGGAGAAACACACCAACAGAGGTAACAGTAGTCGGTTCCTCATGGACTTACGCATTACGACTGTATACAACACTCGGGTTTGAGCGCTTCACAGCTCCACGGTCAGATTAGCCGCATTGAACATGTTGGTAGAAAACAACTTGTATTAGTGTATTGTTCGATTTATCTGAAGTTCTTAAAGATTCCATTTACGAGACACACGCAGGAATTCATTTCTGTTACCAGAATGGAAGTAGAAATCCTCATTCTCGCACTCTATGGTTTGGGTGTCTTCAAAATGAGGGAACCAACATTTAAACATGAGTGAAGCATGTGTTGGGTCCCAGATCGTGAAGATAAACACATTGAACGAGCAGAATCAATAATACTAATCATTACACCTACTGAAAACATGGAGTCCAAGTTGGGAGAGGTGGGGGACGCGGCCGACCACGATGGCTTCGTGGACACCGGGCATCGGTAACCGAAGGCGCTTCATCTTAGTCAACAGGAAAGGTATCCTTAGGATTACCAAGAGATTGGCGACAACGCTAATGCCTAATTAATGTTATATAATAAAAAGCCTAGCTATAATTGTTCGGCTTAGAGTTATACAAAGGGTTGACAGATTTGTATAAAGAGCGTACAATACTGCCTAAAACTAGTAGGGACGATAGAGACATGGGTAGGTTAGGTGGTTGTCCTTAGGCAGAACCACTAAACGCCGTGGGCCCTCCGCAGAGGCTACCACAGGTGAAACTAACGCCGTTCAGATCGAACAACGCCGGGCGGGAATCCAGTATAAGCTAGATCCACAGGAGTACCCCGGAGGAATTCTGGGTTAGGGAGTCTTAAAAGATCATCCAGTTTAATCCGACATGAGATGTTGGTCGGGAAAAGGTCATAAAAGGGAGAGACATCGAGCATATGCACAAAGGCATAGCCATAACT